GTCTGCCGCAACGAACACAGGCTATCAGTCTGCCGCAACGAACACAGGCTATCAGTCTGCCGCAACGAACACAGGCGATTGGTCTGCCGCAACGAACACAGGCTATCAGTCTGCCGCAACGAACACAGGCAATCGGTCTGCCGCAACGAACACAGGCAATCGGTCTGCCGCGGCAGTAGAAGGCAAGGAGAGCTTTGCTATTGCAACAGGTGTTGAGGGTAAAGCAAAAGGTTCACTTGGTTGTTACATAGCTGTTGCGGAATATGAAGAAACTGAGGACTGTTACCGCCTTATTGATTTTAAATCACATATAGTTGATGGTGAAACAATCAAAGCAGATACATTTTATATGCTCAAAAACGGTGAGTTTGTGGAGACGGAATAACTTTCACTTACCGTCAAAATATTAAATTTAAAGGAGATTTTTACAATGCTTGAAATGAACATAACAATTACAGCCGCAGGACTTGAGGCGGCAATCAACAACCTTGCAACCGCTATCGGTGGAAATGCCGCTGCGAATAAAGCGGAAACAACAGCGATGACAACTGATCAGACTACACCGACTGCACCGTCGATACCCGTTGTTCCTACTATGCCTGCACCTCCTGCGGTGCAGCCCTCTGTACCTGTAAACCCGACGCCGATTCCGACATCTGCGCCGCAGTACACATTTGATATGATTTCAACCGCAGGTTCGGCACTCATCGATGCCGGAAAGATGGATCAGCTTGTGATGCTGCTCGGCAAATTCGGCGTGCAGAGCTTGACCGATCTCAATCCCGAAAGCTACGGAGCGGTTGCAAATGAGCTCCGTGCGCTCGGTGCAAAGATCTAATGGAGGTTGGCTGTTATGGACAGAATAGAACTCAAGGTGTACAAGCCTAAAGCAAAAGAGGAACGTCGATGCGTTCAGATCAGCGGCGAGGCGGACGCAATTCTGCGCCGCTTATGCAGAGCAACAGGGCTTTCAAACGGATACATCGTATCACAGATGATTATACAGGGCGAAAAGCTCGTTGATATTGTGGAGGTGACCGAATAATGCCTACACCGGAAGTACACGCGCTGCTTTCCGCTTCATCTGCTTCAAGGTGGCTGCATTGCACGGCGGCACCTCGCTTTGAAGCACAATTCCCCGAAAGTACGTCCGAATATGCAGAAGAGGGAAGATTGGCGCACGCTATATGTGAGCTTAAAGTAATCAAACATTTTACTGTCGCTATTAAACCCAGTACATTCAGATCCCGGCTTAAAAAGCTGAAAGAAAATCCGCTTTATCAGGACGAGATGGACAAGACATCTGATTTGTACTTGGAACATCTCACCGAAAAAGCTATGCAATATAACACAAAGCCGAATGTTGCGGCAGAAGTCAAAGTCGATTTTTCGGAATATGTTCCTGAGGGCTTCGGCACATGTGATTGCATTATGATCGGCGGCGATATGCTGAGTATCACCGATTATAAACACGGTAAGGGCGTTCCTGTTTCAGCAGAGAACAATCCTCAAATGAGACTGTATGCCCTCGGAGCCTTAAAGCGATATAAACCCGTTTACGGCGACAGTATCAAAAGGGTTTGTATGACGATAGATCAGCCGCGAATTCAGTCCGAGCCCGACAGTGAGACAATAACGGTTGAAGAATTACTCGCTTGGGGCGAGAGCATTAAGCCGACAGCGGCGAAAGCGTATATGGGCCTCGGTGAATTTGTGCCCGGTGAGCATTGCCGTTTTTGCAGAGGTAAGGCAAAGTGTAAAGCCCGTGCCGATCAGAACACAGCGCTGGAAGAGTTTAAAAACTGCACACCGCAGAATAAGTCTAACGCAGACGGTGACAACGTCCTTTCCGATGCCGAAGTCGGCGACTTACTCATAAGAGGTCAGGAGCTTGTGAAGTGGTACAAAGACCTCGAAGAATATGCACTCGGAACCATTCTCGACGGCGGTTCGATACCGGGCTGGAAAGCTGTCGCAGGCAGAAGCAACCGAACCTTTACCAATACCGATGCGGCGTTTAAGGCGGCAATGGCGGCAGGATATGATAAGTCGCTTTTATATGACCTCAAGCCGAAAACGCTCACCGAGCTTGAAAAGCTCATGGGAAAAGCGGAGTTTGCGGATAAGCTCGGCAGTTTTGTTGTAAAACCGCTTGGCAAACCGACGCTTGCTTTGTTCAGCGATAAGAGAGAGGCGTACAATCCCGCTGTTTCGGATTTTGCAGAGGTGACGAAAAATGGCTGAGGTTATACATTTTCGAGACGGTAGTTCAGAGGCGGTTCTTACGGACAAGCCCGCCTTTATTGAAAGATGTATCCGTGAAAAACTCGGAAAGGAAGCTGCTGACTTTATTTCGGACTATATCAAAGAATTGTTAGATGAGATCGAGCGTTACGAAATCGCATTGCTCGAACCCGAAAGAGCCGCAGACGGATATCTTACCTTATGTCAAGACACTTTGGCTACGTTGAAAGAGCTAAGGCTTCTCGTATACGAAAGTCGTATTAACAAAATCAAAATACAAAAAGCTGTTGACAGCGCTTACAAAAGACTGCAACAAAATTTATAAATAAAAAGGAGACTATATTATGTATCAGAATATTGCAACAAAAGTATTAACAGGAGAGGTCAGACTTTCGTATGCTGCCCTTACAACACCGAGAGCACCGCAGCAGGGCGGTGAACCGAAGTACAGCGTTACGCTGCTCATACCTAAAACAGACGCTGCTACAATTGCAAATATCAACGCTTCAATTAAGGCAGCATATGAGGATGGTGTAAGCAAGAAATGGAGCGGTGCTCACCCTACACCGAAAACTATCTTACATGACGGAGATGGCCTCAGAGAAAACGGTACGCCTTATGGTGACGAATGCAAGGGTCATTATGTTATTACAGCGAGCACAAAGAATAAGCCGCAGGTCGTCGGAATTGACAACATCGAATGCGAGCTTGCTCCGTCGGACATTTACAGCGGTATGTTCGCCCGTGTAACCGTCAATTTCTTTCCGTACAATACAGCAGGCAGTAAGGGCGTCGGCTGCGGTCTCGGTAACGTGCTTAAAACCCGTGACGGTGAGCCTCTTTCGGGCGGTGCTTCGGCGGCAAGCGACTTTGAAGGTCTCGGTCAGTCTTTCAGTGCACAGCAGACAATACCGCAGCCGCAACAGGTAGTTCCCGTATTTCAGCAGGCACCGTATATCCCCGTGGCACCGCAGCAGGCAGTACCGCAGGCATACGCTGCACCGACACAGCCGCAGAGCCGTCCTGCAGTAAATCCGATAACGGGTCAGGCTTGGTAAATCCAAAAGGAGGTAAAAGGCAATGGATCATCTCAGTATTGATCTTGAGACCTTTTCAAGTGTGCCGATTCAAAAAGCCGGAGCACAAAAATATATCCAAAGTCCCGACTTTGAGATTCTTCTCTTTTCTTATTCTCTCAACGGTGCAGAGCCCGTTTGCTGTGATTTTGCACAGGGCGAAGTGCTCCCACAATGGGTTATAGGTGCTTTGCTCGATCCTCATTGTCTGAAGCACGCATACAATGCACCGTTTGAGTGGGGCTGCCTGTCTAAATTTTTAGGTAGGCAGTTGCCGCCGTCACAATGGCGTTGCACAATGTTTCACGGATTGTATGCAGGCTATGCGGCGGGATTGGACGCAACGGGCAGAGCTTTAGGCTTGCCGGAGGATAAGCGCAAACTTAATACGGGTAAATATCTCATACGTTATTTCTGCGTGCCGTGCGCGCCTACGAAAAGCAACGGCGGAAGAACACGCAACTGTCCGTACCATGACCCTGAGCGCTGGGAGCTGTTCAAGGAATACAACCGACAGGACGTAATTACAGAGATGGAAATCGAACGCAGATTGTCTGCTGTTAAAGTTCCCGATTTTGTTCAAAAAGAATGGGAAACGGATCTGATAATAAACAGCCGAGGCGTTGCGGTTGATATGGAAATGGTAAATGGTGCGCTTGAACTCGGATCAACCGTGCGTAATACACTTATGGAGGAAGCCGTACAGATATCGGGACTTAGTAATCCGAACAGCGTCGCACAGCTTTCCTCTTGGCTTGAATCGGAAACAGGAGAAGAAATATCGGGACTGCGCAAGGATACGGTGGTGAAAATGCTTGCCCGTGATGATAACACACCCGAAGTTCGGCGTATGCTTGAAATCAGGCAGGAGCTCGGCAAGACAAGTACGAAGAAGTATGATGCTATTGAGCAGGCGGTATGCTCCGATAACCGTGTTCGGGGTCTTTTGCAATTTTACGGAGCTAACCGTACAGGCCGTTGGGCGGGTCGCTTGGTGCAGGTTCAAAATCTCCCCCGTACATATACAGAGCCCTTAGAGCTTGCCCGAAACCTTGTAAAGGACCGCAAACTTGATAATTTAAGACTGATATACGGAAGCGTGTCCGATACGCTGTCACAGCTGATACGCACGGCTTTTGTTGCCGCTCCCGGCAATGTACTTATTGACGCCGATTTCTCGGCTATTGAAGCCCGTGTTATATCTTGGCTTGCAGGGGAGGAGTGGAGGCTTGAGGTTTTCCGCACTCACGGCAAGATATATGAGGCTTCCGCATCTCAGATGTTCGGAGTGCCGATAGAAAAGATTAAAAAGGGAAATCCCGAATACTCACTAAGGCAAAAAGGCAAGGTCGCCGAGCTCGCACTTGGCTATCAGGGCAGTACGGGAGCTCTTATCAATATGGGCGCACTCGATATGGGAATACCCGAAGATGATCTTCCCGATATTGTGAGCCGCTGGCGCGAAGCTAATAAACGTATATGGGATTTGTGGTATAAAGTTGATTCCGCCGCCGTGCAGGTCATCATACGGGGCGGAAGCGTAGGAGTGAACAACCTTATTTTTTCTCATGAATGGGACGCTAATCAGAATACGGATTATCTGACAGTCACGTTGCCAAGTGGTAGAAAACTGTATTACAACGCTCCGCAGATAGGAGAAAATCAATGGGGAAACCCCTCAATATCATATATGGGTATGGATCAGACGACAAAGAAATGGAAACGCATTGAAACCTACGGCGGAAAACTTGTTGAAAACTGTGTACAGGCGATCGCCCGTGACTGCTTGGCACAGGCTATTGAACATCTCGAAGCGGCAGGGCTGCCCGTGGTGTTTCATATCCACGATGAGGTTGTTATTGACGTTAAACCGTGGGCGGACAGAGACACTATGCTGAATACAGTCGTTAAAATTATGAGCCGTCCCGTTCCGTGGGCTCCGGGGCTTCCGTTGAATGCCGACGGCTGGGTCGGTACATTTTTCAAAAAGGATTAAGGAGTGAGCGTTTTGCAAAATGACAGAAAAATCAACATAGCTTCGGGTGCAAGCCGCAGAGCGACGCTGTGGACGACACAAACGCTTATGGTGTCTGAACTGTGGGAAAGACTGAAAGTACCCGTAAGAAGCGCGGAAACGCTTGCCGAATATCTTGATATGAAAAAGGCACAGCAGGACGATTTAAAGGACATCGGCGGATTTGTCGGAGGCAGTCTGAACGGTACACGCCGCAAGGCGAACAACGTTTCGGGACGTGACATCATAACACTTGATCTCGACAATATCCCTGCAGGGCATAAAGATGATATACTCCGCCGTGTTGATGCGTTGGGCTGCGGCTACTGCGTTTACAGCACAAGGAAACATCAACCCTCGGCACCGAGACTTCGTGTGCTGCTGCCGCTCGACAGAACCGTAACGGCAGATGAATATGAACCGCTTGCGAGAAAAGCGGCCGAATACATCGGTCTTGAATTTACCGATCCGACAACGTTTGACCCGTGCCGTCTGATGTATTGGCCGAGCTGTTGTTCGGACAGCGAATATGTTTACATTATCGGAGATAAGCCCTTTATTTCCGCCGACGGGCTTCTTGCACAGTATGCGGATTGGCACGATGTGAGCGGCTGGCCTGCAATGCCGGGACAGAACAAGTTTACTAAGCTGGCAGTCAAGCAGGGCGATCCCGAAAGCAAAAACGGAGTGGTCGGAGCATTCTGCCGCACATATGACATCAACCGTGCAATGGACGAGCTGCTTCCCGGTATTTATGAACCCGTTGACAATATGCCGGGTAGATATACATATCTCGGGGGCTCGACGACAGGCGGGGCGGTTCTGTACGATAACGGTAAATTCTTATACAGTCACCACGCAACAGACCCTTGCGGCGGACGTCTTGTCAACGCCTTTGACCTTGTACGTTTGCACAAATTCGCCGATAAGGACGACGAAGCAACAGCAGGCGCACCTACAAACCGTTTGCCGTCGTATTCGGCAATGTGTGAATTAGCTTGCGGATTGCCCGATGTTGCCGCACTCATAAACAAAGAACGTTACGACAGCGCTATAAAGGACTTCGGAGGTGTAAATGCTGACGAAAACGACGAGACAGACTGGATGATGTTACTCGAAAAGAACGTTCAGACTGGCGCTGTGAAGTCCACAATAGATAACGTCCGTATAATTCTTGAACACGATCCGCTGCTTAAAGGTAAGTTTGCATTAAACGAATTTGCTGGCCGTGGTGAGGTTCTCGGTGCGTTGCCGTGGGATAACAGAGACAAACGCCGCTTGTGGGACGATAACGACAACCAAGGGCTGTATTGGTATCTCGAAAGAGTGTACAAGATATCGGGTAACGGAAAGGTTGACGGTGCACTTTCGCTACATTCAAACGCTCACGCTTTTAATGACGTAAAAAATTATCTCTTAGGACAAAAGGGCAAATGGGACGGTGTTTCACGTCTGGATAATCTTTTCGTGGACTACCTCGGCGCAAAGGACACGCCATATAACCGAGCCGTGACCCGCAAGGCGTTTGTTGCCGCTGTTGCCCGTGCTATGAACCCCGGTTGTAAATATGACAATATGGTTATACTTTCGGGCCCTCAGGGCATAGGCAAAAGTACCCTGCTTGATAAAATGAGCCGAGGCTGGTTCAACGACAGCATACGCACATTCGAGGGCAAGGAAGCGTCAGAGCTTTTACAAGGTGTATGGATCGTTGAGGTGTCTGAGCTTGACGCTTTCAGGCGTACAGACGTAAGCAGAATAAAGCAGTTTTTGAGCCTGCGTGCCGACAGGTTCCGTGCGGCTTACGGGCGTAACGTTAAGGAGCTGCCTCGCACTTGTATTTTCTTCGGCACGACGAATACGTCGGAGTTCTTGCAGGATACAACGGGTAACCGCCGCTTTTGGCCGATAGACACAGGCGAACAGGAAAACAAAAAAAATGTATGGCAGGATCTTGAAAATGAAGTTGATCAGCTGTGGGCGGAAGCATTTACACGCTGGCAGGCGGGAGAGTCCCTATATCTGACAGGAGAGATCGCCGAAGCCGCAAAGGAAAAGCAGGAGGAACACCGGGAAGCGTCAAGTCGTGAGGGTATTGTCCGTGAGTTTATGGAGCGTGATATTCCCGACGATTGGAGCAAGTGGACGCTTGACAGACGGCGTATGTATTGGGGCGGTGTTGCAATGGGCAGCGACAAAATCCGATTGGTAAAGCGTGACCGTGTATGTGCGCTTGAGGTTTGGTGTGAAGCGTTTGGCGGTAATGCGCGAGATATGAAGAAGTCCGATACGAGAGAGTTAAACAGCATAATAGCAATGGCGTCAGGCTGGAAAAGATCAACAGGTACAATGTATTTTGGAATCTATGGAACGCAAAGAGGTTTCATAAAGACCTAACATTCGCAAGAAAATTTCTAACATTTGGCGTATTTTTTCTAACATTCGGTGGTTTAATAAAAAGAATGTTAGAAATGGTGATTTATGGAATGTTAGAATGTTTTGAAAATGTTAGAAGAATGTTAGACCGCAAAGCCGCTATAAATAAGGATTTTTGTCCATTTTCTAACATTCTAACATTTTTTTCTATTGATTATTAAAATAGAGAGTTAGAGGGTAAAAATACTCTCTAATCCGCCTAATGTGACGCATATATACGCGCGCGTGAGAAAATGTTACATTTCATAAGGAAGGAGGTTTTTCAGTGCTTGAAAAAGAAGTTGAAAAATATTTATGCAGGCAGGTAAAAAATGAGTTGTTCGGGTGGGCTTTGAAGTTTGTAAGTCCGGGACAGAACGGTGTGCCGGACAGGGTTGTTCTTATACCGCAGGGCAAGATCTATTTTGTTGAGACTAAAGCCCCAAACAAAAAGCTGCGAAAGCTGCAGGATTATGTCTGCAATAAAATTCGGGCGCTTGGGTTTTCGGTTTTGAGGATAGACACGATTGAGAAGGTAGACGATTTCATAAAGGAGGTGAGGACGGGTGGAATACCGACCGCATAACTACCAGGCATATTGCATTGACCGAATAGTAAATGATCCCGCAGTGGGGTTGTTTCTTCGTCCGGGTCTCGGAAAAACGTCAATCACGCTTTCGGCGATAAATATTCTGAAATATTTCAAGTGGAGCATTTCAAAGGCATTGGTTGTGGCGCCTAAAAAGGTTGCCGAGGGCACATGGAGCAAGGAGGCCGACAAGTGGGATCACCTACGGCATTTACGGGTTGTGACGGTTCTCGGTTCTGCCGCAAAGCGCATAAGGGCTTTAAATACTACGGCAGACGTTTATGTCATCAACCGTGAAAACATTCCATGGCTGGTTGAATATTATCAGCAGGCGTGGCCGTTTGATATGGTGGTACTTGACGAAAGCACGAGCTTCAAAAACGGTCAAAGCAAACGGTTCAAGGCTATGAAACTTGTAAGGCGGTTTTGTAAAAAGATTGTGCTGCTTACGGGTACGCCGTCCTCAAAGGGCCTTATGGATTTATGGGCGCAGATCTATTTGCTTGATGAGGGCGCAAGGCTGGGTAAAAACATCACACAGTTTCGTGCGAGGTATTTTGATGCGAATACGCACGGCGGACATTTTACCGACTACAAGCCAAAGGAGGATGCCGAATCGGCGGTTCTTAACGCAATAAGCGATATATGCGTTTCGATGAAAGCAGAAGACTACTTGGAATTACCCGCTTGCATTGAACACGATGTACCGATAGTGCTTGACGACAAGACGATGAAAGCATACACGCAGTTTGAACGCGATCTTCTTCTTGAGATCAACGAAGATGTCATTACAGCAGGCACGGCGGGAGTGCTGACAGGCAAGCTGTTACAGTTTTGTAGCGGAGCGGTTTACGACGACGAGCGGCGCACGGTACATATTCACGACTGCAAGATTGAGGCATATATGGAGCTGCTTGAAAGTCTGAACGGCGAACCGTGCATAACGTTCTACGGATATCAGCACGACAGAGAGCGTATTCTTGAAGCACTGAAAAAGACAAAACTCCGTGTGTGTGTTTACAAGGGCACCGATGATGAGGACGCATGGAACAGAGGAGAGATTGACGTCCTGCTTGTTCATCCGAGCAGCTGTGCATACGGATTGAACCTACAAGCGGGCGGCAGACACATTATTTGGTTCACACCGAATTGGAGTTTTGAGCTTAACGATCAGGGCAAATGCAGACTGTGGAGGCAAGGCTCGCCTTATGACAAGGTGTATGTGCATTATCTGATTGTGCAGGGCGGTGTTGATGAGGACGTACTTGCTGCAATACGAGAACGTGCGGGTACGCACGAAACGGTAATGCAAATTTTAAGAGCGAGAATTAAAAAGGTCAAAAATGAAACTAAATGTTGAAAGGAAGAATTATTTATGACTGATGAATCAAGAGAAGAAATGCAATTTGTACGGGACCTTATGGCTTTAAAATTCGCCTTTATTGATGGTGATATTCAATATAAATCTGATAAATTTGGCGACAGCTATAAAATTTGGGCTTCGCGAACTATTGATAATGCAATAGAGCACATAGTGAGATCGAGAACAGATTATGAAAAAGCGGCGGATCTTTTGTGAGTTCTTGAGCAAAAAAAAAACAAAAAGGAGCGTGATTTATAGTGACAGCGAAGGAATATTTGTCGCAGATACGCAAGATTGATATTATGATCAACTATAAGCAAAAGCAGCTTGACGAGTTACAGCACACGGCGGATTCAATTACTGCGAACGTAAGTTCCGAGAGAGTTCAGAGTTCAGGAACGCAAGATCGTGTCGGTCAGATTGTTGCAAAAATAGTTGATTTGCAGAATGAAATCAATCGAGACATTGACCGTTTGGTTGACGTTAAACGTGAGGTAATGGCTGTCGTGGATCAGCTTGACCCTACTTGCATTGAACTTCTCACAAAGCGATATTTTGATTTTAAAACATGGGAACAGATCGCCGCAGAGATGGGATATTCTTATCAATGGGTCTGCGGAATAGTTAACGGAAGACCCGGCTTACATATTCAGGCATTGGGAAAAGTTCAAAAAATAATTGATAAAAATTGATTTACTTGATAGAACTTTAGTATCCACCTGTGGTATTATATATGCTGAAAAATATGTCAATGAAGCTGTCGCTCGGTGCGGCGGCTTTTTTATGGTGGAAAATATGAATATTGAAAGGTGCAAGAATTGTATATGGGCTGACAAGATAAATTCTCAAACGGTGTACTGTATGTTCAAAAAGTGCATATACGAGCGTAAATGCAAAACTAAAAATAAGAAAGAAAACAGACGGAGGTGATGTTCTGTGACCGAAAAACAAAAACGTTTTGCTGATGAATACTTGAAAGATTGCAATGCTACAAGAGCATATAAGGCAGCATATCCGAATGTGAAAAAAGATAGCGTTGCCAGAGTAGCAGGTGCAAGATTGTTAACTTTTGTTAACGTTAAAAACTACATAGACGAGCAGCTTGAAGTGTTGCACAATGAGAGAACAGCCGATGCAGGAGAGGTTATGGAATATCTTACCTCCGTGCTTCGCGGTGAATCGTCTTCGGAGGTTGTAGCAGTTGAATTTGTAGGAGATGGCATATCCCGTGCGAAAAAAATCCAAAAGGCACCTGATGAAAAAGAACGGTTGAAAGCTGCGGAACTTCTCGGACGAAGATATCGAATGTTTACGGATAAAGTTGATATTGAAGGAGCTGTGCCGGTGATTATCACCGGGGAGAATGAGCTTGAAAACTGAGGCAAGCAGGGTTTATCTTCCCGACGTGGTCGGCAGAGGATACAAGGACTTTTGGAGCTTTAAAGGCAGATACAGAGCTGTCAAAGGCTCCCGCCGTTCCAAAAAGTCAAAGACAATGGCGCTCTGGACGATCTACAACCTGATGAAGTACCCGGAGAGCAACATGCTCGTTGTCCGCAAAACATATCGAACGCTTAAAGACAGTTGTTTTACGGAGTTGAAGTGGGCAATCAAGCGGCTGAAGGTTGAAAAGCAATGGACTGTAAAAGAATCACCGCTTGAAATGACATATATTCCTACGGGGCAGAAGATTTATTTCCGTGGTCTTGACGATCCGCTGAAAATCACTTCAATAGCTGTTGAGGTTGGTGTTTTATCCTGGATGTGGATTGAAGAAGCATACGAAATCACAAAAGAAGAGGACTTTGATACTCTTGCCGAATCTATGCTCGGCGACTGTCCTATGGGGCTGTTTAAACAAATCACATTGACCTTTAACCCGTGGAATGAGAAAACGTGGCTGAAAAAGCGCTTCTTCGATAATCCTGATGAAGATACATTGGCAATCACAACGAATTACAAGTGTAACGAGTGGCTTTCTGAGGCTGATCTGAGCGTTTTTGAAAAGATGCAGAAAAGAAACCCACGACGATATCAAGTTGCAGGATTGGGGGACTGGGGCATCGTGGACGGTCTTATATATGAGAATTGGCGAGAGCAAAGCTTTACTCTTGACGGGATTAAAAACTGTAAATCGGCATTTGGACTTGATTTCGGCTACACGAATGATCCAAGTGCCTTTTTTGTCGGCTTCGTTGACCTTGATAACAGGCGGCTGTATGTATGGGATGAATTCTACGAAAAAGGAATGTCGAACAGGGACATATACGCAACGGTCGTGCATTACGGGTATTCAAAAGAGCGAATTACCGCCGATTCGGCAGAGCCAAAGAGCATTGACGAGCTGAAAGGTATGGGGTTGAGAATATCGGGAGCAAGAAAGGGCAAGGATAGCGTTCTCAACGGTATTCAATGGATTCAGGACTTTGAAATTATTATCCATCCGCGGTGTGTGAATTTTATTACCGAAATATCGAACTACACATGGGATACGGACAAGTTCGGAAATAAGCTGAACAGACCGATTGACGCTTTCAATCACCTTATGGACGCAATGCGTTATGCTCTTGAATCGTACATTAAACAGAAAGGTTGGATTTCATAATGGACGAAAAAATAAAAGAATACTTTAAAATCAATAAGCTGCCGAAGCCGAACGTTATCAACTATGTCGGAAGCTGGGCACACGGTGATTGCTACGCCGTTACCTGCGGTTGGTTCAAAATAAAGAAATACTGCGTTTATTGCATAAAAGACGAAATTCATTCAGTACGGCGGAGGTGATCAGATGCTTGAAAACAGCGAAATTATAAATTTTATAAATGAAGATCGGACAAGTCAGAAAAAGCGCTTTGCTAAAGAGGGCGAAAAATACTACGAAGGTGAACACGATATAAAAAATTATCGTGTTTTTTACTATGATGCCGGAGGAAATCTTGTTGAGGACAAAATCAGATCCAATATCAGAATATCACACCCGTTTTTCACCGAATTGGTAGATCAGCAGGTGCAGTATATGCTTTCGGGTGACGGTGGATTTGTGAAGTCCGACAACCCGGAGCTTCAGACAGAGCTTGACGCATATTTTAACGAAAACGAGGACTTTACACAAGAGTTGTATGATACGCTGACAGGGTGTGTCTCCAAAGGCTTTGATTATATGTATGCTTACAGAAATGCAAGCGGTAAGCTCTCTTTTCAGAACGCCGATTGCGTCGGTGTTGTTGAGGTTGAAGCTAAATTTGCGAGCGATGGCAAGGATCACATAATCTATTGGTACATAGAGAGAATTGACAAGGACAAGCATTGCGTTAAGAGGATTCAGGTGTGGGACGATTCTCAGACATATTACTACACTCAGATTGAGGACGGAAAGCTCGTTCTTGACGAATCAACAGATGAAAAGCCGAATCCCCGTCCGCACGTTATCTACAAAAAGGATAACGACGATGATACATATTATGAGGGCTTAGGATTTATTCCGTTTTTCAGACTTGATAATTGCCGTAAGCAGTTCAGTGGCTTAAAGCCGATAAAGGATCTTATCGACGACTATGATCTTATGGCTTGCGGATTGTCAAACAACCTCCAGGACGCCGCCGAATATTTGGTGGTTGTCAAAGGCTTCCAAGGTGACAACATGGAGGAGCTCATCGGAAATATCAAAAAGAAGAAGCACGTCGGTGTTGATGAAAACGGCGATGTTGATTTCAAGACGGTTTCCGTGCCGTATGAGGCAAGAAAAGTAAAGCTGGAGCTTGACGAAAAGAACATTTATCGCTTCGGTATGGGCTTTAATTCGGCTCAGGTGGGCGATGGAAATATCACGAATATCGTTATTAAATCCCGTTACGCCTTGCTTGACTTGAAATGCAACAAACTTGAAATCAGATTGAAGCAGTTTTTGAGGAAGATTTTAAAAATCGTTCTTCAGGAGATCAACGACAAAAACGGCACCGATTATCAGCAGAAGGACATTTATTTTGAATTCAAGCGTGAGGTTATGACGAATGCCCAGGACAACGCTCAAATTGAATTGACTGACGCACAGACCGAACAGACAAAGATCAATACACTGTTAGGGCTTGCGGCTGTTCTCGGCGACGAGACTGTCGTTCAGTTGATTTGTGACATTCTTGATATTGACTATGAAGAAATCAAAAGTAAGCTCCCCGAAAAGGACGATTATTTCCAGGCGGCATTAAATGAGGTTGAAACGGATGAACAAACGGCAGAAACAAGTAATTCAATCCCAACTGAATGACGAGAAAGCAACGCTGAATAGGCTAAAAGGGATTTACCAAAAAGCTCTTGACGATGTAAATGACCGCTTAGCTGCACTCAAGGGCAGAGCAGAGACAGAAAATCTGCAAAGTGTGATTTATCAAATTCAGTATCAGGAGGCCCTCAAGAAGCAGATAAACGGGATACTTGATACCTTAAACGGTGATCAGTTCAACACGATTTCAGAATATCTTGCCAAGTCTTATGAAAGCGGGTTCGTCGGAGTGATGTATGACATTCACGGTCAGGGCGTGCCGCTGATATTTCCGATAGATCAGGATCAGGTCATTCAAGCCGTAACGCTCGATACAAAGCTGTCAAAACCGTTGTATAACAAGCTCGGTGAAGATGTAAATCTGCTGAAAAAGAGGGTTGCTAACAATATCTCAAGGGGTATTGCACAAGGTCAGAGTTATTCCGACATTGCGAAGAATATCGCTGTCGGCATGGTTGGAAATTATGCAAGAATGAACGGCGGAGCATTGTATAACGCAATGAGAATAACGAGAACCGAAGCGCACCGAATCAGTCAGCAGGCGGCGTATGATGCACTGAAAAAGGCAAAGGATAACGGCGCCGATGTCGTGAAGCAGTGGGACGCAACACTTGACAAGCGAACAAGACCGTCGCACGCAAGAGTTGACGGTGAAATACGGGAGCTTGACGAGCCTTTTTCAAACGGACTTATGAAACCCGGCGATCCGCGCGGCAGGGCGGCAGAGGTTATAAACTGTCGTTGTCAGCTGCTTCAGCGTGCAAGGTGTGCGCTCGATGAGGACGAACTTGACGAGCTGAAAGAGCGTGCGGCATATTTCGGACTTGATAAGACCGCTAACTTTGAGGAGTTCAGGCAGAAATATATGTCTGCAAGTATTGCAAATTCCGAAAATATGGGTTATAATGATAATATCTTATTAGCCCCAATAGAGTCAAAAGACGAAAAATACAACTCTCTTCTTACAACTTTGGCGGCTAAAAGTGTGGATTACAATCCTGTTAAGATGCATTCTGTTCGGACGTCAGAAAGTGAAATGATAAAGCTGCTTTCCGGTGGTGACCAAACAGGTGGTTCATGCGCCTCTGTTGGATTGGCATACATTGGACAAAAACAAGGCTGGGACGTTCTGGATTTTAGAGATGGAGAGAGCAGACGCTTCTTTGCCAATTCGGCAAATCTTCTGAAAATATCAGAAGCAAATGGAGTGAAGTCATTAAGAGCAACCGGAGCTTCTTCTATGACGGTTGGAAGTAGACTTTTGGGGCAATGTGAACTCGGCAAAGAATATTATCTTTGCGTAGGACAGCATGCGGCTATCGTGAGAAAAACGGATGATGGCGTTCTACAATATTTGGAATTGCAATCTGCTTATAATTCCGGTTGGATTAACTTTAACGGCAACCCACGATACACATTAAAAAACAGATTTGGATGTTCAAACGCGTCAAGCGCAAGTTCATACTACGACTTTATGATTGATATTGATGAAAGTGACTTTTCAACAGATGACTTTAAATCATTACTCGGATACATAAATACATCAGCTAATGAGCAAAGAAAGGGATTACATGGAACAATCAAATAATTTTTTCAAGAAAAACCCCGGTGATAAAGTATGGTGGCTTAATAACGGTGACGAGGTAAAAGGTGAATTTATATTTACTTTTGACAAAGAAAAGGTATTCAATTTATTTGCGGATTATCCACACAGTCTGACACCGGAACAAAAAGCAATTTTTGATGAAGAAAACCCGTATTGGAGAGATTTCTTCAGAGATAGACAGTAAATTTTTACATTGATTCAAGACATCCGAAAGGGTGTCTTTTTTCATATCTCCACTTCAAAAGTCAGTGGTAAAAGAGAGTAATTCAAATACAAGATGTAACTTGTAAAAATCATAATTTGAAAGGACGGTCATTGAATATGACGCTACAGGAAATTTTAAAGGCAAAGGGTCTTTCTGACGAAGATATCGAATCTGTCATCGGCGAGATGAAGCAAAATAAGATTTTTACCGCTGCAGAGGAAAATCTTGACATTCGATACGGAAAGCTGAAAGGTGAACACGACACGCTGACACAGCAGTATGCACAGGCAAATGCGCTTATTGATCAGCTGAAGAAAGGCACGAAAGCCGACGAGGAGCTTCAGGGCAAAATAACAAGCTATGAAACACAGGTTCAGAGCCTGCAGGAGCAGCTTGCCGAAACGAAGCTCAAATCCGCTCTCAAGGTGGCACTTCTTTCCGAAAAGGCGGAGGATGTTGATTATCTGACATTCAAGCTGGAAAGTAAGCTGCGGGACGAAAACAAGACGCTTGAACTTGATGAGAACGAGAACATCAAGGGCTGGAAAGATATCATTTCGGATCTTAAAACGCAGTTCCCGAATCAATTCGGAAAAACAGCTGACAAGAAAATCATTGAGAACAAGCTGCCGAACAATTCGGACGATAAGGTTCTTACAAAGTCGGACATTTTGAAAATGCCATATACCGAAAGAGCAAAATTTCAGTCGGAAAATCCGACAGAGTATGAAACAATAATGAAATCTTAAAAAGGAGACGAAAAAATTATGCCAAACACTACTATGAACGATGTAATCAATCCCCAGGTAATGGGCGATATGATTTCAGCAAAAACAGAAGCTATGCTCAAAATCACACCTTATGCAAAGGTCGATACCACACTTCAAGGTGTTCCCGGTGACACAAAGACCGTCCCGTCATGGAAGTATATCGGCGATGCGGAAGATGTCACAGAGGGCGCAGAGGTAGGTCTTACCTCAATGAAGGCGTCAAGCACTACCTTTACGATCAAAAAGGCGATGAAGGCAGTCGGAATTACTCAGGAGGCAATTAACAGCGGTTACGGCAACCCTGTTGATCAGGCTGAAACTCAGCTTGCGAAGGCTATTGCCGGCAAGGTTGACAATGATGTCTTTGCGGCTGCGCTCAAGACAAGTCAGATAAGCGGCGACGGCTCATCGGCAATTGCATATTCGGGAGTTGTTGACATCGTTGACGTTTTTGCCGAGGAAGAGATCACCGACAAGGCTCTTTTCATCAATCCTAAGCAGCTCACAAAGCTCAGAAAGGACACCGAATTTATTTCCGCCGATAAGTATAACAACAACGTTATGGTTTCGGGTGAAATCGGTATGATTTGTCAGTCAAGAATTATTCCGTCAAAGAAGGTGCCGAAGATTACAGCAAAGGTCGGTGCATCGAGCGATCAGGGCGCAGTAAAGATTACTGCCGACAATCAGAAAACGTATGCAGGCCATGTTTGGGACGAAACAAACAAGGCTGTAATTACGCCTGCGGTTGACAGCTATGTTGTACCCGAGACAAACGCTTACTACCTTTGCCCGTGCCTCAAGCTTGAGCCCGCCGATCCGGAAACAGAGTTCACGGAAACAGAGCTTCCCGCAGTTACAATTTTCCTCAAGAAGGATACACAGACCGACCACGAGTGGCTTCCGAGAAAGCAGACACACGAAATCACAACCGCAAAGTATTACGGTGTTGCACTCACAAACGAGGCTAAGGCCGTTGTCGGAAAGTTTAAGGCTTAAAGGGGGTTTCCCTTATGATTTTGACCGTTGCAGAGCTTAAACAGCTGATAACAACGGATAAGCCCGAATTTGCCCTTCAAGTTATGCTTGAGGGGCTTGAAGAGCTTATTATCAAGTACACAAACAATAATTTCCGTAACCGTGTGACAGGAGAACCCGAATATCCGTCGAGCATTAAGACCGCCGTTGCCGAAATCGTTGCGTGGAAGCTCCGAAACGAGGCTATAAATTCGGACGAAACCGAGCATAAGCCGGTACAGTCCGAGACAATTTCCCGTCATTCCGTGACATACGCAAGTGACAACACAGAAAGTGACATTGATGAACGTTTCGGCGCACCGAAAAAATATACTGCCGTTTTCAATCAGTATATGAGGGCGAGGTTTTGATATGAGAAAAATCAAGGGTAATATCACGGCTCTGTTGCAGACAAAAACAGGAGCGGTTAAAAATGAAATCGGCGAGGTCGTTCCGAAATGGGAAACGGCATATACTCTCGTCGGTTTTCTTGATCTTTCGTCAGGCGATTCAAAGTATTCCTCATATAATGCCAAAATTCAGGAATCAACGCATATTTTCGTTTGCAATTATCAAGAGTTGATTACCGTTACGGTTGAGAACAGCAGATTGGTAATCAATGGCAAGATATATGACGTTATGCTGATTGATGATCCGATGGAGCTTCATTATCAGCTTGAATTTTATCTCAAATTCACAGGAGGTCAGTGATGTCAGACGTTGAATTTCAGGATAATTCTTTGCAGGTCAAAGCTGCCATTGAGAGCGCTTGTGTTGCCTGGCTTTACGAGGCGGCAGGCGAAATACGGTCACGAACGCAGAGAAACGCGGGTGTTGATACGGGGCAAACGAAAAACTCGTGGCAGTATGATGTTGACGCTGACAAGAAAAAGGCTGTTGTCGGAAACTCTCTTGAAAATGCGATTTGGGAAGAGTTCGGAACGGGTCAGTACGCTTTGAACGGTGACGGCAGAAAGACACCGTGGTATGTTCCCGTTGACGGATATTCGGGCAAAAAGAAGCCTACATATCAGGGAAAAGTAGTCGTTGTGTATGGAAAAGACGGCAAGCAGTTTTATAAAACCGACGGCAAAAAGCCGCAGCGAAATTTGCAAAAGGCTTTTGACAGTCTTAAAAACAAGCTGCAAAAAGACCTTGAATCCCGTATGAAAGGAATTGGTTAAATGTCAATTTCAACATTAAGATTTATATCTGAGAAACTTGAAAAGCTGAAAATTCCGTATGCTTTTGAGGAATGGACAGCGAGTGAAGTGCCCGATCCATATTTCGTCGGTGAATACAACGAGGTTGAAAGCACGGAGCGAGAGGAAAACGGTTATCAGGAAACGACCTTTATCTTAACGGGTACGGGGCGAAAATGGCTCGGACTTGAGCAGGCTAAGGAAATTATTGAAAATAACATAACAGAAACGGCGATTCTTCCAAACGGTAACGGAATTGCCGTTTTTTATTCTAATTCATTTCCTGTTCCGACGGGAGATGCAGAATTGAAACGAATACAAATCAATTTAACAATTAAAGAATGGAGAGTGAACTGAATATGACTATTGGTTCAGAGTTTAAAAGTTCGGGAATTACCGAGAACACACCGAAAACAATAATGCTCGGTGCGGGAACGATTCATAAAGGCTTGGCGTTCGGTTATACCTTGCTTGAAGCACAGCCTGATGACTGGGAAACGGGCTTTGCAAATTATTATTCAAAGAGCACATCGGACGGCAACGACGCGTATACGAAGCTCACGGCAAAAACAGCTTGGGCAGCTAACAAATATTACCGTCCGGGTTGGAATTTCAAGGAATCCCTTATATGCGCTACTTCGGGCGGCTCAAAGGTTTCTATTACCCCCGAATTTTACGATGTGCCTGTTGACGGCGCACTTGTTAAGGTCAAGGGATTGACCGTTAAGACGGGCGAGACTGCAAAAATGGAGGTAAACCCGATTGAGCTTACCCCTGCAATTCTTAAAATGGCTCTTATCGGCGACGAGAAGGTATCGGATATTGCTACGGGCTACAGTGAGATTACTTCGAGAGCTATCATCAATGAGGGCGATTATCTCATGCACATGGCATATGTCGGAAAGACAATCGAGGGCAATCCGATTATCATAATTTTTGACTATGCGCTTTGCACCTCGGGTCTTGAGCTTGAGGGCAAGAACAAGGAAGCAGCGGTTCCGAAGTTTACGTTCGAGTGCTTCGCCGATCTTACGCCCGAAGCCGACACGCTTCCGTATCATATTTATTATCCCACGCCTGCGGCGTAAGAAAGGATTTTGAACAATGAGTAAAAAAAACTATGAGTTCAGAAAATTGAATTCCACAGACATTTTCCCGATGGCAACTTTAATTAACAAGATCGGAATCAGACGTTTCAAGGAGGCGTTTCAGAACGACGAGTTCAGAGATGCTCTGAGCGGTGAGGACGGTGATAACGCCCTTGAAAAGGTTGGAATCAGTGTCGCTTTTGACGTTGCAGGTATCGTCCTTGAAGCTCTCCCAAACTGCAAGAACGATATATACGGTCTTCTCGCCGATGTGTCAAATGTTGAGCGTGAAGAACTTGAAAAAATGGAGCCCGCCGCTTTCTTTGAAATGATCATTGATTTTATCAAGAAGCCCGAGCTCAAGGATTTTATGAAGGTTGCCTCCAAATTGTTCAAATAAGCGATATAAAATTTATGGACTTGCTATTCAGACGATATGCAAGTCCTTTTTTATTGCTTGATGAAGTTATTAAGAATAACCGCCTCTCGGAATTTGTCACCGAGGTGATGAAATCAGAAAACGAACGTCAGACCTGGGAGTTTTATCTCCACAAGGTATTCGATAAGTCGTATTCGGATTTTAAAGAATCGCTCGGCACGGTGAAAGGCACGGTACCTCCTGAGGCGGATTTGGAAGCAACAGTAAAATCATCTGAAAACATTTTAAATAATTTCAAACCGATATAAGGGTGGTGAATTGATGGAATTATTTAAGCTATTTGGCACTATCGCCGTTAAGAACAGCCAGGCAAACGAAGCTATTGACGAAACAACAGGCAAGGCTGCTCAATCGGAAAGCAAAATGTCAAGTGCCTTCAAGAAAATCGGAAGTGCATTTACGAAGGCCTTTTCTAACAACGGCAAAGTCAAAGAAACCTCGCAGTCCTTAAAGCAGTTGACTGAAACGGTTGATAAGCAGGAATCGGTTCTGACACAGTTAAAAAACAAATATCGAGATCTATACCTGACACACGGTAAAAATTCAACCGAAGCTAAGGAATGTGCAAAGGAAATTGACCGCCTTTCATCTGAGCTGAAAGAGAACAAAACAAAGCTTACCGAAGCGGAAAGAGCAGCAGATAAATTTGACAAAACCCTTGATGATGTGTCTGATTCGTCAAACAACGCAAGCAATTCAATGTCAGATTCATTCAAAAAAATCGGTGCCGCAGTTACAGCATATTTTGCGGTTGACAAAGTTGTTGATTTTGGCAAACAGGTTGTAGAAGCGGCGGCGAATGTTTCTGCCGAAGCGTCGGCATTTGAACAGATTATGGGCGGATATTCAGACACAGCTCAAAAGAAAATGAATGAAATTGCCGATAATACAGGCATGGTTGCAAGCCGATTAACACCGTATATGACAAGTATGACGGCAAAATTCAAAGGCTTGGGATTCGATATCGGAGAAGCGACGGATCTTGCGTCCGACGGTTTAAATCTTGCTGCAGATGCGGCGGCGTTCTGGGATATGTCTCTTGACGATTCAATGTCGCATTTGAACTCATTTATCAACGGCTCATACGAGGGCGGCGAAGCAATCGGCCTATTTGCCAATGACACGCAGATGGCTTCCTACGCTGTCAGCCAGGGACTTGTTAAACAAACAAAAGATTGGGCAAGCCTCGATGAAGCAACCAAACAGGCAACACGACTTGAATATGCACAGAACATGATGAAAGCTTCAGGTGCTGTCGGACAGGCGGCAAAGGAATCAAGTCAGTATGCAAACGTTCAGGCCAATTTAAACGAGAAATGGCGGCAGTTTAAGGCTCAAATCGGCGAACCATTGCTTGAAAATGTTGTTAATCCGGCAATGCAGAAGTTGAGCGGTTTGGTTGATAAAGCATCGACCGGATTTCAAGATTTGCAAAAATGGGTAAGTGAAAACAAAACACTGCTTTCAGTGCTCGGAGGCGTTATCGGAGCGGTTGCTGTTGGAATGACGGCTTACAGCGTTGCACACACGGCTATGACAGTAGCTTCAAAATTGCACACTGCGGCAACTGTGGCTGAAAAACTTGCCGTATTAGGCTTAAATGGCGCAATGCTTACAAGTCCTGTAACTTGGATTGTTGCGGGCATTGTGGCTTTAATTGCAATAATTGTCCTGCTTGTTAAAAACTGGGACAAGGTCAAAGAAGTTGCAACCAAAGTATGGAACAAAGTCAAGGAAATATGGGGCAAAGCCGGCGAATGGTTTAAAAGTAAAGTCATTGATCCTATTGTAAACTTTTTCACGGGATTAGGCGCGAACTTAAAGACCGTATGGGACGGAATAAAAAGTGTTTGGGACGGGGCGAAAAACGTGTGGAATGCGGTCGCCGACTGGTTCCGCTCAAAGGTTATTGACCCGATTGTAAATTTCTTTACGGGCTTGTGGGAAAAGCTAAAAGCTATATGGGACGGTATATGTAATGTCATTTCGTTTGCCGCCCAGCTGATAGCAAACATATTCAGCTTTTATATTGATATAATTACTTTTCCATGGAGAATGTTGTGGGAAGGCATAAAACTTGTTGCAACAATAATTTGGAACGCTATCGGTGATAAAGTTATAGCGGCAATGAATAAAATCAAAGAGGTCATAACAACCGTTATGACGGTCATTAAAAACTTTTTTTCCAAGGTGTGGAACGAAATTAAAGAAGTTGTAACAGCTGTTATGACAGCTATTAAGGACTTTTTCTCTGATGTGTGGAACGGGATCAAAGAGGTTGTAACGACCGTTATGACGGCTATAAGAGACTTCCTCACGCCGATATGGGAAACCATAAAGTCTGTAATCACAGCCGTTATGAATGAAATTAAAACGGTTTTAACTACGGCTTGGGAAGCAAATTTGGAATTCCTACCCTTCTTCACTAGAATGTAGCATTTACTCCCAAAAACTCAAAAA